AAGAGAAGAGGGGAATCCTATCTTAAGCTCCAGAAACGTCGATGGATTCAAGGTTAAGTTTCATGGAGATAAACTAATGTGTACCTATCAGTCAGATATTAAATTAAAAGACGTTTACAAAGGTAACTTAGAAAATGAAATGGAACAAACAATGAATGATATTGTTAGCCACCTTAAAAAGCAATACAAAAAAATCACCGGCAGTGCATTGACACTAACACCACAAGGTGAGGTTGATTGTTTGGTTCAGTCTACTTCAAGAGTTAGAGTATTTGTGACAGCTAACAAATCCTACAAAGTAGGCGGATTAGACTCTGTTGGCTCTGTAGCAGACGATTCTAAAGGCGACCTTGACTCTTCATTTAGAAGCTTTCTGGACCTAGGTGGTTTTGGAAGTGCTCCTAAGAACAAGCATCAAAAAGGTGGACAAGGTAAAGATAGCCAGAAGGACGGTTGATACACATGAGTTATCAACTCTCTAAAGAAGAAGTTGTTAAGGAAATAATTAAGTGCGGAAAGGATGCAACTTATTTTATAAATAATTATGCTAAGATATCACACCCGCTTTTGGGACTGATACCTTTCAACACTTATGATTTTCAAGACGAGCTTATAAATGATTTTAATGATCACCGATTCAATCTTATCCTTAAGGCGCGCCAGTTAGGCATATCTACAATTACAGCAGCATATGTTGCGTGGTTAATGATGTTTCGTCGAGATAAGAACGTGCTAGTTATGGCCACTAAATTTGGTACGGCCTCTAACTTAGTTAAGAAAGTTAAAAGTATTCACAAAAACTTACCGGACTGGATGAAGATTGCCAAGATTATAATCGATAACAGGACTTCGTTCGAACTTTCTAACGGTTCACAAATTAAAGCATCGTCGACGTCTGCAGATGCAGGTCGTTCTGAGGCTCTTTCTTTACTAGTAATTGACGAGGCCGCGCACGTTGAAGGCTTAGATGAACTATGGACTGGTCTGTATCCTACACTCTCAACTGGTGGACGATGTATCGCTCTTTCTACTCCAAATGGCGTTGGTAATTGGTTCCACCAGTCTTGTGTTGACGCACAAGCATCTAAGAACGATTTTAAAATCACAACACTGCCTTGGGACGTACATCCTGATCGAGACCAGGCTTGGTTTAGTAATGAGACTAAAAACATGTCGCGACGACAGATCGCTCAGGAGTTAGAATGCAACTTTAATATGTCTGGAGAAACAGTTTTTCATCCGGAAGATATGATATTCTTGGAAGCAAATATTAAAGATCCAAAGCACAGAACTGGTTTTGATAGGAATTTCTGGATATGGGAAGAGCATGATCCTAAATTTACTTATCTTTTATCTGCCGACGTTGCAAGAGGAGATGGTAATGATCACTCTGCTTTCCATATATTCAAAATAGAAACAATGGAGATTGTCGCTGATTATCAAGGCAAAGCAACGCCAGACATTTTTTCTAATTTGATTGATAGCGCCGGCCGAGAGTACGGAGAATGTATGATCGCCGTTGAAAATAACTCTGTAGGGTTTGCTGTGCTTGAAAAGTTAAGAGACAAAGGGTACCCAAATATATATTATTCTTATAAATCCTCTCATGAGTATGTTGACCCTATAACAGCAGAGTATTCTAGTGGTACCGTCGCAGGTTTTTCTACCACCCAAAAAACTCGCCCTCTTATCGTTGCGAAGATGGAAGAATTTATACGCAACAAACTAATTAAGATATATTCTAGTAGGTTATTTAATGAAATGAAAACTTTCGTATGGCAGAATGGGCGCCCTCAAGCGATGAAAAAATATAATGACGACCTAATCATGTCCTGCGCCATCGGATGTTGGGTCAAAGACATTGCTTTTACAGTTAATCAAAGAGATCTACAATATAAAAAAGCTTTCTTAAATTCTATGACAAAATCTGATAATATACTCAGTACTGCAATAAAAGGTATGGAAGGTTATAAAACCAACAGTACTAAAGAATTAGAGAAGAAAAAGAAAAAGCAGGATAAATATATTTGGCTTCTAAAAGGATAGTAAAAAATGGCCGACAACAAAAGAAACCCTAGAAATAACGACAGTACATTATTCAGACAGTTAACACGATTGTTTTCTGGACCAATTGTCAATTACAGGAAGCAAATTCCTCGACAGTTAAAAAGAAGACAGCTAGATAATTATAAATTTAGATCATCCGGTGGACAGAACTTTAAAAAATCTGGTTATAGTCCATATGACAAGATGCAGGCTAATTTCTTTGCTGCACAGGCAAGGGCTGATAGATACGTTGACTTCGACCAAATGGAGTACACACCAGAAATCGCCTCTGCATTAGACATCTATGCTGATGAAATGACAACAGCCACAATTCTTCGTCCAATGATGGATATTAAATGCAACAACGAAGAGATCAAATCAGTGTTGGACGCTTTATACAACAATGTATTAAATCTAGATTCTAATTTGTTTGGATGGTGTCGTACCATGTGTAAATATGGCGACTTCTTTTTGTATCTCGACATCGATGATAAGCAAGGAATTAAGCACGCCACCGGACTTCCTTCTACTGAGGTAGAAAGATTAGAAGCAGAAGACAAAACAAATCCAAATTATGTACAATTTCAGTGGAACTCCGGAGGAATTACATTTGAAAATTGGCAGGTCGGACATTTTAGAATCTTAGGTAATGATAAGTATTCTCCATATGGAACTTCGGTTCTTGAGCCTGCAAGAAGAATATGGCGCCAACTAACTCTTTTAGAAGATGCTATGATGGCTTACAGAATCGTTCGCTCACCAGAGAGAAGAGTATTCTATGTTGATGTTGGAAACATTGCGCCAGAAGATGTCGAACAATATGTGCAAAAAGTCATGACTCAAATGAAACGAAACCAAATCGTCGATATTGATTCTGGACGTGTTGATCTTCGTTATAATCCTATGAGCGTTGAGGAAGATTATTTCATCCCGGTGAGAGGAAACCAATCCTCTAGGGTTGAAAGCCTTCCAGGAGGTACATATACTGGCGATATTGATGATGTTAAATATCTAAGAGACAAACTCTTTGCAGCACTTAAGATTCCTGCCTCATATCTATCTAGAGCGGATGGAGCAGAGGAAGATAAAACAACTCTTGCACAAAAAGACATTCGTTTTGCTAGAACGGTCCAGCGTCTTCAAAGAGCTGTTGTTGCCGAGCTAGAAAAGATTGGCATTATTCACTTATTTACTTTGGGTTATCGCGGAGCAGACTTGCTTTCTTTTAAACTAAAGCTTAATAACCCTTCTAAGATTGCAGAGTTACAAGAATTAGAACACTGGAGAACTAAGTTTGACGTCGCTGCCGCGGCCACAGAAGGATTCTTTAGTAAACATTGGATCGCTGATAACATTTTCGGTATGTCAGAAGAATCATTGTTGAAAATGCAAAGAGAGATGTATCACGACAAGAAGTTCGAAGCTTCTCTCTCTAAGGCTGTTGAAGCGATGGCATCGGCACCCCCACCCGGTATGGATGCCGGAGGCGGAGGTGGAGGACTTCCTCCAATGCCAGGGTCCGAAGCGCCAGCCGGCGACACTCCTCTGCCTACAGATCCAGCAGCAGCCCCACCCGGTGAAGAACCACCAGCAGAAGATGGCGATAATCCGCTTCTCGTTGCACCTCCGGGAGAGCCAACAGCACCCCCAGGAGGCGCAGAGGGAGGAGACGCACCGCCACCACCGGCCAAAAGAGATGATGGCAGTTATTTAACTGCAGGATCAAACGGTAAATACTATAAGAAAAAAACACATTCCGATCACTATCGAGGAAGAAGACTTATGTCTATGAAAGCTCAAGGAACACCCGGCTATAAAGATTTAAATTCGCTCGGTAAGGGAATATATGAGAATTTAGATTCTACTTATATAATGGAAGAACAAAAAATTATTCAAAGCTCGCAAGAAATCAAAGCTCTAATTGAAAGGATGGAAGCAAAAGATGATGATGAAGTACAAACACAATAAAAAAAGAAATACTGCGTTTTTGTTTGAGACTCTCATAAGGGAGCTTACAAAAACTGTTATCGATGAGGATGGTGAAAGAAAAAAGACAGTCCTTTCTATAGTAAAAGAGCATTTTGCAAAAAATACTATTCTTTCTAGGGAGCTAGAACTCTACAAAGCACTTTATAAGAGCGAAGAAATAACAGAAGGCTTTGCTGAAAAGCTACTGAAAGAAGTAAAGAGTGAATACAAAACACTAGATCAGAAAAAGATCTTTGAGGCACAGTCTAAGCTTATAAAAAAAATCAATATGAAATTAACAAGTAAAGTATTTGGTAATTTTGTTCCAAATTATAAAAACTTGGCCACTATACAACAAATTTTTAGCACAAAGGTTCGAAACCCACGTACTAGAATGGTCCTAGAACAAAATTATGTCAAAACATTATCTTCTAAAGATACTTTAAACGAAAACAAACTCAAGCCTGTGGACAAATTAACATTCAATACATTCATCAGCAAGTTTAACGACAGATATTCATCTGGATTATTAAAAGAGCAAAAGTCTCTTTTAAAATATTACGTAACTTCTTTTACTGATAGAGGGCTGGAACTAAACATCTTCTTAAACGAAGAAATTGGAAGAATCAAAGGAAAACTTAATGAGTTGGTCATGACAGAAGAAGTTCAGAATGACCAAAACACACTTAATAAAACTAAAAAAGTTTTAAATATTATTGAAGAATTCAGAAACAGAGAAGTTGATGATAAAATGATAGAAATTGTTTTAAAGATTCAAGAACTCGTAAGCGAGACACCAGAAAATGGCTAAAAAGAAACTAGTAATTACAATCAAGAAAGGTCCATCCACTCCATCAGTTGAGGAAACTCCTCCTGTAGAAATGAAGCCAGAGAAGGAGCCGCAAGCCCAGGTGTCTCTAAAAATTAGAAAGACGCTAGATGGTAATTACATAGTATCTGACCATACAGACATTGAAATTGTTATTTCTCCTAGTCAAAATAAAGTTATTGCTTTTGCAAAAGATACTTTTGACGATTATGTTTACGAAATTCAAGATAAATTATTTAAATTTCTTGTAAAGAAGGGTATAATAGATCCAAATACGGTTCAAGGCGGTAATGTTTTTATGTCCTTGGAGGGAACTATAACCACTCCTAAAGACCCATCTCACAATGCCGTACAAATGACAATACTAAATGTTGGCAGATTTATTGAAAATGAAAAACCAAAATATTTATTGCGAAAAGCTTACGAAGAAGAAGATGAAAGAAGACTTACTGAGCCTGGACCAAAAGATTCAACAGAATTCGATCCAGAAAGGCTACACAAAGCTCAGAAAGGCGCACACAGACCTATTATGCGCCCTTATGGTATCAGTTCAATTTACCGAGTTTGATAAGAGGCTACAGTGGATTTAATATATTTTGTTTTGATAGCGTATGGCATGACGCAAATAATTGTCACCGGAACTATATTTGATAAGATTAGACCAACCAAGGAATCGTTTCGTGGCTACGGGCAATTATTTCATTGTGCATTGTGCATGGGCTTTTGGGTTGGTGTATTTTTGTGGAGTATTAATGGGTTAACAGAACTATTTAACTTTGAATATAATTTAATTAATCCACTATTACTTGGCTGCTTATCATCAGGCGCCTCATATTTGCTTTATGCAATTATGGGTGATTTCGGAATTCGTTCCGAACAAATAACAAATGTTTATCATAGACAAAAAGGAAGGTAAAAATGAGAAGACGAAATATAGCAGAAGTAAGACGTTGCTGCAAAGGTAGTATAACCAGGCAGGGGTGAGCCCTGCCTGCTTTATCGGAAAACACTAATATGAAAAAACAAGTAAAAAATAATCCAGCTTCATATGTTTGGGGCGTTAAGAATCCCGCAAGAGTGGCCAATAAATATAATGGATTTGGAGTGAAAAAATAAACAATGACTAAGAAGCTTTTAACAGAATATTTTGAATTGTGTCCTGAAGGTAATTGTGTTCTTGACGTTCTTTCTGAAGGCGAAAAGAAATCTTTCCAAGAAGGCGCCGTCTTTATGGTTGGTGTCTGTCAAAGGGCTGGCGTAAAAAATGGAAATGGAAGGATCTATAAAAAAGAGACCCTCCAGCGTGAAGTAGAAAACTATCAAACACTCGTCAAAGAAAGGCGAGCGCTTGGTGAACTTGACCACCCAGATGATTCTGTTATCAACTTAAAAAACACCTCACACCTGATTACAAAGATGTGGTGGAACGGTGACGATGTGATGTGTAAATTAGAAGTCTTGTCGACTCCAAGTGGACAAGTACTTAAAGAACTAGTTAAATCAGGCGTAAAACTTGGCATCTCCTCCAGAGGATTAGGATCTGTGAAAAACCAGAATGGACAAACAATCGTCGAAGATGATTTCAAATTAATTGGTTTTGATATGGTTTCTGACCCTTCAACACCTGGTGCATTCGTAGCTCCGGAGAAAACAATAAGCTCAAGTCCCGAGTTGGCCAGTTTTTTATCAAAAGTTTCGGAAGGCAAGTCAATTACAGAAAATACTAAAAACGACAAATTTAATAATGTCTTAGACGACATTTTAAAAAGTTAAGAGAAGTGATAAATGAAAAAAAGTGAAATTAAAAAAATTATCAAACCAATTGTAAAAGAGTGCATTAACGAAATCTTATTACAGAAAGAAGGTGTTCTTGCTTCTGTTGTATCTGAAGTCGCTCGTGGTCTACAGCAAGGTGGTACCCCAATTGTGGAAAACAAGGCCAATGTTCAAAACAATACAGAGATTAGAGAGCTAGAAAAAAAGTACGAACAAGAAAGGCAAGAGCGTATAAAGAAGTTGAATGAGTCCATCGGCTCAGATTTTTTTAAAGGAACAGCCCCCGCCCCCGCAGCTCCTGAATCTTCTACCAGTGGACCTCTATCTGGCGTAAGTGCTAAGGACCCTGGAGTTGACATCAGAGGCTTGATGGCAGTTGCTGGAAACAGATGGAAAAAACACACAAAGTAAATAAAGATGAGTAGAAAAAGACCTGTTAACGTCGAAGTTAAACTTCGACACCCAAAAGATGATTCTAATAAACTTATTAGAAAATTTATAAAAAAAGTTAAAAAACAAAAAATCATAGAAGAGCTTCGTGAAAGAAGATACTATGAAAAACCTGCAACCAAAAGAAGAAAGGCTAAAATTAAAAAATTAAAAAATGCCAGAAAGGGGCAGGCAGAGAGAGATAAAAAAATAAAGCTACAGATCAAGTAGGAGAGGTAAGAGATGGCGTCAAAAATAAAAAAAGGTACCTTAACGGTGAGGTTATCTGAAGATATCGTTCTCAACGGACAACAACAAGGCGGAATAAATATTCTTACCATTCCAAGTATCAACGAGACATCAAAAAGAATCTTGACAATAACAACATCTAAGCATGATGTAATGAGTTTCTCTAGTATTGTCGGTAAAGGCAATTATAGCTTAGCCGATATGAGATATATAAGATTTACAAATTTAGATGACACGAACCATTTATTCTTAATTTTTAAGAATGAAGACAATGACGAATTTATTGTTAAACTAGACAAGGGACAGTCTTTTATTTACAATGGTGACCTTGCAGGTGGTACAAACGACACTATGGAAGCCTTAACTGCAGGAACGGCCAGTGTAAGCAACGTTGGATATCTTTTAAGTGTTTCTGCTCAAGCAGACACCGCTTCGTGCGATTTAGAACTATTTATAGCTTCAGCATAAAAAAGTTTTTTTAATAATAAACAAACTAAATATTAATAACAGAGTGATTTTTTTGGAGAATTAGAATGGCAGTACACAAATATTCAGCAGGATTGAGCAACGTAGGCTCATATCAAGTATCTGGTCGACCATGGATAACCGGATCTTCAGATTTAGACGCAGACAGAGTTCATATGCTTGAGTTTCCTCGCGTAACCAAGTCTATCACTGTTATTAATAACAATACAAGTAACGGAGAAGATATTCGAGTGCACTTT